AGAAGTGACTTACAATTTGAATCACCATATAGTAACTTTAGCTTGAAGCTTGATGCAGCAAGTAGTGACAATTTAATATTCAGTGGTGAGGGTTTTCAGTTTGGTGATGGAACAACTGATACTTCTTTTAGTATTAGCACTTGGGTTAAGTTTAATACATTAGGCGGTACTTGGGTTTCATGTGGAGACACCACTCAAAGAAGGTATAGGTTAGGAGTTAGAGGTACTGGTGTAACCACATTTGAGCTATATAGTAATAATACAAGTAGCAACAGCCTAGCGTTTGACAGTACTAGTAATTCATTGTTTACATCTGGAACATGGTACAATGTAATCGCAACTTATGATGCTATTAACGTTGTTTTAAAAATATTTATTAATGGTCAAGAGGTTGCTGGCACGTTAACTAACAATAGCTATACAGCTATGGGAACAGGAAGTACTAATATGAATTTTGGTAGATTTTTCTCAAACGGATCAACGTACTTTGATGGTTTTATAGATGAGTTTTCATTTTTTAGATCAACATTAACTATAGAAAAAATTAATCAAATATATAATAATGGTTTATCATCTGATTTAACTTCATTATCACCAAGCAATTGGTGGAGATTAGGTGAGGATGCTTACTTTGTAAACAACAATATTACAATACCTAATCAAATAACAGGTGGTCCAAGTGGAACTGGTTCTGGTACACAAACATCAATGTTATCTGCAGATGCACCTGGAAGTTATGGATCTGGTAGTGGTTTTAACTTAGATATAGTTGATAGAATAGGTGAAGCACCTGGAACGTCACCTGTTAATGTAGCTAACTCCCAGAGTTACAATATGATCCCAGATAATCGTCATCCTTACGTACCTGGTTATGTGCCTGCACAGGTTAATAACGTAGCTAGCATGAGCTTTGATGGTGTTAATGATTATTTTGAAATACAAAACTCTCCTTTAGATGTTTTAAGTAGTGTAGATCAAATTTCAATTTCGTTCTGGTATAATACAAGCGTAACTTCTTTTGGTTTTGTTTTTGGACAAAAAACATCCACACCAAGATTTGAGGTTTATAAAGCTTCATCCTGGTATATGAGTGTATCCTCAAATGTGGTTTTTCCTTCTGGTGATCCGCCTGTTATTTTTAATGAATGGGTAAATGTAGTTATAGTAATAGATAAAACACTGGCTAATTTAGGTGGTGGATTGACGTTTTACCAAAACAGCGCCACAGGTGGTAATGAATCCTATATTGGTGATATTGCCGCTCCTAATTTCTTTAATGCTCCTTTAAACATAGGAAGAAGAGCAAATAACACTTATTTCTATACTGGAAACCTTGACGAAGTAGCAATATTTGATTACGCCCTTACACCAAAACAAATTAAAGAAGATATTTACAACGCCTCTACCACAGGTAAAACAGCAGATTTAAATAATAACAGTAATTTAACAGCCCCTGTAGCTTGGTACAGAATGGGTGATTAATATAGATATATGGCAACTAAATGGATATCACCAACGTGGCGAATGCCTGAAGAAAGCAATCAGAGTAAGTTAGATAACTATAGTTTAAAATGGGAAGGCACATCTGGCAGAATAGAATGCGGAGATGATGTTGGAGATGCTATTGGAGACAATTACCAAGGAGGTATGGCTATAAGCACTTGGTTTAAATGTGATAATACCTCAGTGTCTTCTGGTGTTGGTTTAATGTATTTTAAAAATGGTGGTGGCTCTGGTTATGGAGAAATAAACATATATGTAGCTAGTAACACCTTGTATTTATATATACATGGAAGTCTTAAAACTTTAGGTTCTTTTACAGATACAACTTCTTGGCATCATCTTTTAATAAACATAACTGGTTCTACAACTAGTACTAATCAAGCCTATTTAGATGGATCTGCTTTTGGAAGTGCTTTTTCTTTTACTAGCTCTGGCTTAGATTTAGCAGGAGAAGATTTATATATAGGAACATATGATGGTACAGATTATTGGCAGGGTGACATAAATAATGTTTCTATTTTTGATTATGCTCTTTCTGAAACTCAAATAAACTATTTATACAACTCAGGTACTCCACAAAACCCTATGGCTATACCAGGTAATTCACCTATAGCTTATTATGATTTAGGTGGGTCAAGTACTGGAGACGCTGCTGCATCATCGCCAAATACTTTAACTGTACCAAACTCTTCAGTGCCAAGTGCAACAGTTTTTGATTTTGTGCCTAATGATGATGTTAATATGGGGCATATAGATTTTTTTGATGGTGCAACAACATTAAGTATATCTGGTTGGTTTAATTTTGATGATATAAGCGCTAATAGAGATTTAATCTCTCAATGGGCTGGAACTACTACAAATGGTTCTTTTGTATTAAGAAGAAGTAGTGGAAATTTATTAGCATTATTTATAAGAACAGGAGGCTCAAGTAGTGGTAGTGATTATTATTATGCTAATCTTGGCACGAGTTCAACTGGTCATTCGGTAGGTGTTTGGTATAATTTAGCTTTAACATTAGATAATGGAACTTGTGTAATATATTTAAATGGTCAACCACTATCAACTTCAATAGGGGGTTCACCTCAAGCAACTTTACAAACATCAACAGCTGATTTTGAACTGGGGAATTGGCAGGCTAATAGCACAAGGTTTGATGGTAAAATGAGTAACATTCAATTATGGTCATCTAAACTAGAACCTTCGGAAATAACAACTCTTTATAACAACGGAAGACCTTACTTAGGTACACAGCCACAAGCTGCTAACCTAAAAGGTTGGTGGAAAATGAATATTGATAATAGTGAGTATAGTAGTAAATCAACAGACTGGAACATTCAAAATTCATTTAAACCTATTGAATATAAAAAAGCTCTTGAGGTTGGAGATGGTAAACAAGCTAAGATAAATTTAGGAAATAATTTTTGGGATGCTTACAGAAACCCATCAGAACCTTTAGTTGTATCTACTATCTCGCTTTGGATCAAAGTCAAAGTTGATATTTCGGGTAATGTTTATGCTGGTTTAACAGAAATAATGGGCAATAATTACGGTGGCATAAGACTTAATCAAAATGATTTATTTTTTGTATTTGGGAGTGGATATGTTAGGTGGGATGTCCCTACGTTAAATAATGATGCTTTTCACCACATTGCTCTTGTAATACCTGATGCAACAGATAAAAACACAGCAAAATTATATATAAATGGTGAAGATCAAGAAAGTAGTAAGTTTACAAGTGGGACAACACCACAAAATCCTACTTATCCAATGCAATATTGTAATTTTGGTTTTGGGATTAATGGGCAATGCTACAGTTTAATAAGTAATATTCAAATTTTTACAACTGCTTTAGGTGAGACCGGAACAGAATCTATAACTTCTTTATATAACGAAGGTCAACCTAAAGATGTAACAGGATGGAATAATTTAATAGGATGGTGGAAAGTTAGTGATTCAACTTGGAATGGATCACAGTGGGATGTACCTGCAACTGTAGGAAATGATGCTGTTACTTTTACTAATGGTACTGGACAATTTTCAAGTACTTCTTTAAAAAACGTTGATGTAAATGCTAGCGTAGCTACTAGCTCAGGTATGAATACAGCAAATTTAGTTAACTCTGATTTAGAAAGAAGTATTCCGTATAGTAGTTATAGTATGTATTTTGATGGATCGGGCGATGAAATTAATTTCAGTTCTACTAACGACTTAGGTTTAAACAATACAGTTAGCATGTGGGTTAATTTAGACAGTGGTTATAGTGGGGCTTTATTAGGAGAATCTTCCTATGCCTCTACTGGATATTTTTTACTTCCTTACGCTACAGGATTTTTTGTTAGAATTGGAGCAACATATGTTTCAGTTCCAAACGTACACACCTATTTAACTGCTGGCTCTTGGCACCATTTAACTGTTGTTAGAAACGCTGGTAATTTTCTTTTTTATGTGGATGGTGCTTTTATAGAAACAGTTGCATTATCAAGCACTACTGCAACTAAGTTTGATATTATAGGTAATAGTCATACAGGAGCTGACCCTATAGAAGGTAAAATTTCTAACGTTTGTAGTTTTAATTATATACTAACAGAAGATCAAATATTAACTATATATAATGGAGGTGTTCCAAATGATATTTCTAGTTTATCTCCAACAGGATGGTGGAGTTTAGCAGGTGATAGTTATTATAATGGAGCAGATTGGATATGTCCAGATTTAAGTAGTAACTCTAACAATGGAACAAGTAGTGGCATGGGTGGAGACGAGTTAGTAGGTGATGGCCCAGGTTCTACAGCAAATGGATTAGGTACAGGTATGAATATACCAGGTAATTTACAAGGTAACGCACCTAACTCTAGTTCAAACGCTTTTTCTGTAAATATGAACGCAGACGATAAAAGCACTAGTGTACCAGATATATCATAATAAAAAATATTAACTTTGTAAAAAAAATAAAATGTCAACAATATATGCAGTAATAAATCTTGATGATACGAATGCAATTCTATTTAGTCAAGTAAACCAATCAAGTGCTCAAACTATGCGTAGAAACGTAGCTAATACTCAAGGATTACTATCTTACCAAGTGGAGCCTTCTTTCATTACTAATGGATCGTTAGTTCCTGTTTCCACGCTGAATCATGAGCAGGCGTTAGCCTTAATGGCAACTCCAGAGTGGACACCACCAGAGCCTGAGTAATTATGTACTACATAAAGAAAGTAACTACCAAAAGACCTGGGGTGCATTCTAAGAACGCCTCTAAGTCTCAAGTTAAACATAAAAAAGTGTACAGAGGTCAAGGTAAATAATGGAAGACGGTCTACTAATAGCTTTAATATCAGCTCTAGGAATAAAAGAGATATGGAATATTGTCAAGAAAAAAATTGATATTAATGCTAAAAAAGAAGACAATCACATTGAGATGCTTACAGAAAAGATTTCTAATCTTGAAATCAAAATAGACGAACTTATAAAGGAGAACATGCAGCTAAAAGTAAAGGTTGCTAAAATGGAAGAAAGAATATTATTAACAGCAAAAAACAGGGTAAAGAAATGAAGCTATCAAGAAACCTTTCACTAAGCGAAATGACTAAAAGCAACACAGCTACTAGACTAGGTATTAGTAATCAACCTACAGATGAACATGTTTCTAACATGAAGGAATTAGCTGTTAATATATTTCAACCAATTAGGGAACACTTTAAATCGCCTATATATATTAGCTCAGGGTATAGAGGAAACGCCTTAAACAAGGCTATTAATGGAAGTAAATCTTCGCAACATTGCAAGGGTGAGGCGATTGATATTGACATGGACTATAAGGGTGGACCATCTAATGCCGACGTGTTTACTTACATTAAAGACAACTTAAGTTTTGATCAACTTATATGGGAATTTGGTACAGACAATAATCCAAACTGGGTTCACGTTAGTTATGACACTGAAGGCGCTCAAAGAAAACAAATTCTTATAGCCTATAAGAACGATAAGGGTAAAACAAAATATAAATTCTATGAGTGATAAGAAGAAGTTTAAGGACACTAAGATAGGTAAGTTCTTAAAAGATAAGGCTCCAAATATACTAGATGTTGTAGGCAACATCTTACCTGACAAGGGGGCATTAGGCATTGTAAAGAACTTAATAGACAAAGACGACTCTATAGATCCAGAGACTAAGAAGATGCTTCACGATCAGCTTATAGAGTCTTATAAGACAGAAGTAGCTGATAGAGATTCAGCAAGGAAAAGAGAGGTAGAGATAGCTAAGGTTAGAAAATTTGACTTTATGTTTAATCTAACAGGCTTAGTTGGCCTAGGTACATTTGTATTCTTGGTTTATGCAATAGTTTATATTAATATACCTGAGCACAATGAAAAAACATTTTATACTTTAATCGGTCTCTGTGAGGGGATAACTTTGAGTATTTTTAGTTTCTACTTTGGCTCATCAATGAGAAAAGATAAGTAATATGGAAAAACAAATAGAAGAGTTAAGGTCTCAACTTACGGGAGATATGTTTAAGGATATGGATATTAAGGATGAAATACACAACCTAGAGATGAAACTAAAGGGTGTTAAACCAGAGGATTCTCATTTCGACTGTATAGGCTGTGGTTCTTAAAAAATAACTATATTTGTACTTTAATAAATTAAATTTAATACAATGGAAAAAATGAAAAAAGAAGAAGCAGAGATGCTCAAATCTTTGCAGTCTAGGTTATTCAACGCTAGAGTAGACATCGGAGACATAGAGGTAGCTATCGCTAGATTACTAAAAAGAAAGGACGCATTAGTGGAAGAAGTGGAAACTGTTTCAGTTGAGCTTAAGAAAACTCAAAGCGAAATGACAGAAAAGTATGGCGAGAAAAAAGTAAACCTTGAGACTGGCGAGTTGTCATGATAATCAGAAAGATATCTGTAGGGGCTGACTATAAATCAAGCTCAATGCATTATTTAGTAGGTCAATCTATACTAGGTGGGTCCTATAAAATACACCATATTAGAATGGAATCAAATGGTTCTTATAAGATATGGATAGATAATGGCAGTGAGGTTTTTTTATGGAAAGAGTTTGGTAAGAATATGCCAGTGTCTATAGAGTATCTTGTAGATTTTTAATAATGAGATCTCCTTTTCATTTCTTAATTAAACCACTAGGCGGTACTAGGTATAAACACACTAAAGAAATAGGTGGTGTAGATGTAATAGTTAGCTCATCTCAGGAAGACCACACTGCTACCAATAGGTATGCTGTAGTGGTAGAAACTCCTGTGGTATATAAGGGAGATATTAAGAAGGGTGATATATTAATTGTTCATCACAATGTATTTAGGAAGTATTATGATATGAAGGGTCGTGAAAAAAGCGGTCCTTCTTTTTTTATGGATGATTTATATGTTATAGATAATGAACAGTTCTTCCTATATAAAAGAGACGATAAATGGACAGCTCCAGATCCGTATTGTTTTGTAGAGCCTATACTAAAGGAAGAGTCTGCTTTAGTAAATAATGATGTATATCAAAACTTATTGGGAAAAATTAAGTATATTAATAAAGAATTAACATCTAAGGGTTTAAAGGTTGGGGATGTAATAAGTTTTCAACCAGAGAGTGAGTACGAGTTTGATATAGAGGGAGATAAATTATATAGGATGTTTACAAGAAACATCTGTATATCATATGACAACTAAACAAATTAAAGAAGACATTATAAAGGCTGGTGAAATGGCTGTTAAGCAATTGGTAAAGGTTGCTAAGGAGGAGATAATAAAGCCTGATCCTGAGGATGAATTAGCAGCAGATAGATTAAAAAATGCAGCGGCTACTAAGAAACTAGCTATATTCGATGCGTTTGAAATATTAAACAGGATAGAGGCTGAAAGAGCTTTACTTAACGAAGAGCCTGAAAAGGAAGGTAAGAATAAATCATTTGGTTTTGCAGAAAGAAGATCAAAATAGTTTATATAAGGTTTTAGACAAGCCAATACCTAGGTCAGTGATGTCTTCTAAGAATAGGGCTAAAACTTGGGATTATGGATACCACGAAAAGTACGACCTAGTAGTTATATCTAGGGATGGTTCACTAGGTGAAGTTTATGAAGTAAATGGTCTTAAGATAGGTTTACCTAAGTCTCCAGTTAAAATAGAAAAGGGTCTCAACAAGTGGGGGCCTAAGCAATACCCTAGAGAATTACAAAAGATAAAGACAGTATTTGATTGGAGTAGAAGAAACAGCGACTTTAAAAATAAGTGGGTAGATTTTATAGAGAATCAATTTGACATAAGAGAGCAAGGGTATTGGTTTACTAATAATAATAAACCTACCTATATTACGGGGTCTCACTATATGTACCTACAGTGGACTAAGATTGATATAGGGTTACCTGACTTCAGAGAGGCTAATAGAATATTTTTTATTTTTTGGGAAGCGTGTAAGGCAGATAAAAGATGCTTTGGAATGTGCTACCTAAAGAATAGGAGATCTGGTTTTTCATTTATGAGCTCGTCAGAGACTGTAAACCAGGCTACCATATCAAGAGATGCTAGACTAGGGATATTATCAAAGACTGGTTCAGACGCAAAAAAAATGTTTACAGATAAGGTTGTTCCTATATCTAATCACTACCCGTTCTTTTTTAAACCTATTCAGGACGGTATGGATAAACCAAAAACTGAGTTAGCGTACAGAGTTCCCGCTAGTAAGATTACTAAAAAGAATATGTATGAAGAGGACGATGATGATGTGGATGGATTAGACACAACTATTGACTGGAAAAATACAGACGACAACTCTTACGATGGTGAAAAGCTTCTACTATTAGTTAGTGATGAGTCTGGAAAATGGTTAAAACCCAACAATATACTAAATAATTGGCGAGTTACCAAGACATGTCTTAGATTAGGTAGTAAAGTGGTTGGTAAGTGTATGATGGGATCTACCTGTAATGCCTTAAATAAAGGGGGTGGAAACTTTAAAAAACTTTACGAAGACTCTAATCCATTTGAAAGAAACGCTAACGGTCAGACCAGGAGTGGTTTATATAGTTTGTTTATTCCTATGGAGTGGAACTTTGAGGGGTATATAGATGAATTTGGTATGCCTGTATTTGATACGCCTAACAAACCGAGGGTTGGTGTTGATGGAGAGTACATATCAACAGGGGTTGTTAACTACTGGGAAAATGAGGTAGCCTCATTAAAATCTGATAATGATGCGCTTAATGAATTTTATAGACAATTTCCTAGAACAGAAAGCCACGCATTCAGGGATGAAAGCAAGTCATCTATATTTAATCTAACTAAGCTATACCAGCAAATAGATTATAACGAGTCTCTTATAAAGGATAGGGTTTTAACTAAGGGTGGTTTTCATTGGAGAGATGGTATAAAAGATAGTAAGGTAGTCTGGACACCTAATAATACTGGTAGGTTTGTACTGTCTTGGATACCTAAAAGTAATTTACAAAACAATGTAATAAATAAAAACGGAAAGTATTTCCCTGGTAATGAGCATATTGGAAGCCTAGGGTGTGACCCTTACGATATATCAGCTACAGTTATGGGTAGAGGTTCTAATGGATCCTTGCATGGCATGACTAAGTTTAATATGGATGATGCCCCTAGTAATGAGTTTTTTTTAGAGTATGTAGCTAGACCGCAAACAGCAGAGATATTTTTTGAGGATGTATTAATGGCTTGTGTATTTTACGGTATGCCAGTATTAGTAGAGAATAATAAGGCTAGGTTATTATACCATTTTAAGAATAGGGGGTATAGAGCATTCTCTATGAACAGACCAGATAAACATAAGAATAAATTGTCAGGCTCTGAAAAAGAACTAGGTGGAATACCTAACTCATCAGAGGATGTTAAACAAGCACATGCTGCCGCTATAGAGGCATATATAGAAAAGAATGTAGGGATGGATTTAGAGGGCACTTATAGAGATCCGGATGAAATGGGGTCTATGTATTTTACACGAACATTAATGGATTGGGCTAGGTTCGATATTAACAATAGAACTAAGTTTGATGCATCTATTAGTTCTGGGCTAGCTATTATGGCAAATCAAAAACATTTATACAGCCCAGTCGTGAAAGAGTCAAAAATTTCTATTAACTTTGCAAGATATAGTAACAAGGGAAGTATAAGCCAAATTATAAAATAAATGAAGGAGCCTATTGTATTAATAAACCCTGTAACTTTTCCTAATCAATTAGCAACAGATAGCCAAAAAGCTACAGAGGAATATGGTTTACAGGTAGGTCAGGCTATTCAGTATGAATGGTTTAAGAGAACAGGTAACACATGTAGGTATTACAATCAATGGGTAGAGTTTCACAAACTAAGGCTATATGCTAGAGGTGAGCAACCAGTCGATAAGTACAAGTCAGAACTGGCTGTAGATGGTGATCTTTCTTATTTAAATCTAGACTGGACACCTGTTCCGATAATTCCAAAATTCGTTGACATAGTAGTTAACGGAATGTCTAATAGATTATTTACCGTACAAGCATACGCACAGGATGCACTCGCATCGGACCAGCGAATGGATTATCAGCAGATGATAGAGGCTGATATGGTAGCTAAGGATTTCTTAAATCAATCAAAAGAATTATACGGTATTGACGCATTCAATACTAGTGCAGAGAATTTACCAGCAGATGATCAGGAGTTACAACTACACATGCAGTTGGAATATAAGCCTGGTATAGAGATAGCGGAAGAAGAGGCTATAAACACAATACTTGAAGAAAATCATTTCTATGATGTTAGAAAAAGAGTAGACTACGATATATGTACTATTGGTATGGGTTGGTTAAAGCACGAGTTTTTAGCTAATGCAGGTATCAAAGTGAGCTACGTAGATCCAGCTAATTTAGTATACAGCTATAGTGAGAGCCCAACATTTGATGATTGCTTTTATTATGGTGAAGTTAAAAGAGTTCCAATAACAGAACTATTAAAAATAAATCCAGACCTAACTAAAGAAGACTTACAAGAGATATCACAATTAAGCTCTAGCTGGTCTAGTCACTATGGTATATTAAACCCATACAGAGATAGTATATTCGAAAAAGACGTTGTTTGTTTAATGTATTTTAATTACAAGACAGATAAGAAGTTTGTATACAAAAAGAAGTATATGGATAATGGTGGGGAAAAAGTTATAAGAAAGGATGACTCGTTTAATCCTCCACCACAGGCAGAGGAAAGGTTTGAAAAAATAGAAAAAAGAATAGACGTTTGGTATGAAGGAGTTATGGTTTTGGGTAGTGGTAAGCTACTTAAGTGGGACCTATCTAAGAATATGGTTAGACCTAAATCAGCATCTCAGTATGCTACACCTAACTACATTGGTGTTGCTCCTAGAATGTATAAAGGAGTTGTTGAATCATTAGTAAGACGTATGACTACGTTTGCTGACTTAATTCAAATGACACACTTAAAACTACAGCAAGTTATATCTAGAGTAGTTCCAGATGGTGTATATATAGATGCCGATGGTTTAAATGAGGTAGATTTAGGTACGGGCGCTGCATATAATCCAGAGGATGCTTTAAGACTTTATTTTCAAACTGGTAGTGTTATTGGTAGAAGTTTTACTCAAGATGGTGAATACAATCATGCTAAGGTTCCTATTCAAGAATTATCTAGTAACTCAGGACAATCTAAGATTGCTAGTTTAATAGGTACATATAATCACTACCTAAGTATGATAAGAGATGTAACAGGATTAAATGAGGCTAGAGACGCGTCATCTCCTGATCCAAATTCTTTAGTAGGGTTACAAAAACTAGCGGCATTAAACTCTAACACCGCTACAAGACACATACTTGATGGTAGTTTATATATAACTAAAAGATTAGCCGAGGCTTTATCTTGTAGGGTATCTGACGTATTAGAATACTCAGCTACTAAGGAAGAGTTTATAAATCAAATAGGTAAATACAACGTAAACACATTAGAAGATATAAAGGATTTATACCTACATGACTTTGGTATTTTTATTGAGGTATCTCCAGATGAGGAAGAGAAGGCGCAACTTGAGGCTAATATACAGGTGGCTTTAAGTAGAGATCAGATCACATTAGAGGATGCGATTGATATAAGACAGATTAAGAATATTAAGATGGCTAATCAATTGTTAAAAGTTAAGAGAAAGAATAAGGAGAAGAAAGATGTAGAGAGGGAGAATGAAAAGATGCAAATGCAGGCGCAGATAAACGCTCAATCATCACAGGCTTCGGCACAGGCTCAAATGCAGGTAGCGCAAGCTGAAACACAATCTAAGGTCCAAGTAAAACAAGCAGAGGTTGCTTTTGATATAGAGAAGATGAGTGCAGAGGCAGCGCTTAAGAAAGAGTTAATGCAGGTAGAGTTTCAGATGCAAATGAAACTTAAAGGATTAGAGTCTCAGGCTGTCGTACAGAGAGAAGAGATGAAAGAGGCTGCTAAAGACAATAGGGTGTCTATTCAGAATACTCAACAATCTAAACTAATACAACAAAGAAAGGATAATTTACCTCCAATCAATTTCGAGTCTAATGAAGATTCCTTAGATGGTTTTGATTTAGCAGAGTTTGAACCGAGGTAATTATATTTAAAAAAAATCCTTAATTTTGTACTTAATAAATAAAATCAAATAAAATGTCAGAGTTAAAAGTAAAGGAAGTATCTAATGTTCCAGAAAAGTCTAAGGCTGAAATAGAACAAGAGTTACTACAAAAACATGAAGAGCAATTTGAAGACAGTGCTCCTAAAGAGGAAACCACTGTAATTGCCGAAGAAGAAATTAAAACTGAAGAACCTCAGGAAGAGGTTAAGTCAGAAGAAAAAATTGAAGAAGAGGTAGTTAAGGAAGACTATCAAATTGGAGATAAAGACGTTCTTTCATTTATTAAAAATAGATACAATAAAGAGATAAACTCTTTAGATGATTTGTTTGAACAAAAGGAAAGCAATGAGGAACTTCCAGCGGATGTTTCAGCTTATCTTAAATTCAAAAAAGAAACTGGTCGTGGATTCCAAGACTTTGTAAACCTTAATAAGGATTATGATAGTATGGATAACGATCAGCTCTTGGCGGAATATTGGTCTCAATCTAAACCACACTTAGACGCAGAGGATGTTCAGTTCGAACTAGATAATAGATTCGGATATGATGAAGACTTAGCGGATGATAAGGAAAAGAGACAGATTAATATAGCTAAGAAAGAAGAACTTGTAAAAGCTAAGAAGTATTTAAACAATCAAAAGGAACAATATAGTGTGCCACTTGAGTCAAGTAGTTCATTCGTTTCTAAGGACGAGCAAAGCGACTACGAGGCTTACAAGAAGTATGTTCAAGAATCAAACAGTATGCAAGAGCAGAATGTAAAGAGACAGGAATACTTTACAAAGAAAACTAACGAATTATTTTCTAATGATTTCAAAGGTTTTGATTTCAAAGTAGGAGAAAAGGATATGGTTTTTAATCCAGGTAATTTGGATAAAATGAAAAGTACCCAGTCTGATATAACTAATTTTATTAATGCACACATTAATGAGGATGGTTTTATTAAAGATGCTGCTGCGTATCACAAGTCATTAGCTGTCGCTATGAACTCTGAATCTTTTGCTAAGTTCTTTTATGAGCAAGGCAAAGCAGATGCTGTTAGTGATATAACTAAGGAGTCTAAAAACGTGGATATGCCCGTTAGAAAAGCTCCTGAAAGTATTAATAAGGGCGGTTTTAGTGTTACAGCGTTAGGTAATGATCATGGTTCTGGACTAAAAATAAGAAGTAAAAAAAAATAAAAACTAAAAACTAAAACTTAAAAAAATGGCAGGTTCAATAACAGGTGCCGCTGGACAACCAGCGTTAACACCGTCGTCAAGTAAGGCAGCATTGCCTTCAAATTATATTACAAATTTTGATTTTTTAAATCAATACTTACCAGACACTTACGAGAAAGAGTTTGAGAGATATGGAAACAGATCTATCAGTGCTTTCTTGAGAATGGTTGGTGCAGAAATGCCTACTAACTCTGACCTTATCAAATGGGAAGAGCAAGGTAGACTACATACAAAGTTCGA